TGTCGCGAGTTTTTTCATGAGTGCGGCATCGGCGCCATCACCGACCTGATCGCTGTCGCCTATGACCTGGCCTGGTTCTGGAAGGTTGACCCCGAACAGATGATGGCCAGGCCACTGGACGTGCTCCGTGAATCACTGGAGCACGCGCAACGGATCAATGCGATGCAGCAGGTGCAGTGATGGCGAATACACAACAAAGCATGAGCCTGACGAATATTCAAACCACGGTGAATATGTCCGTGGTCGTGATTGGTGCCCAGAAGCTGGAAACCCAGCTGACGGGCATTCGAGCGAAGATCGGCGTGTTCAAAAAAAGCATGGAGGACAGTGGTCTCGGCAAACTCGACGTCGGTGCCTTTATCAAGGGCGGCGGGCTGCTGGACCCGTTCATCAGCGGTATCAAGAAGGCCATCAAGGCTGAAAACGAGCTTGCGGACAACACCCGCAAAACCACTCAATTGAAGGCACCTGAGGTGTCGCTGGGTAACACGGCGACCCACCTCAAGCAATTCAATGACGCGATGGACGGCGTTTCCCTGAAGATGGGGCAGGCGCTGTTACCAGCGGTCAACAGTGTGGTCACCGCGCTGACGCCAATGATCAGCGCGGTAGGTGAGTTCGTGGCAAACAACCCTTCGCTGGTCGAGGGGCTTGCAGCGGCAGCCGTGGCATTCACGGTGGTGACCACAGGTGCCATGGGCGCCGCTGCGGTGCTCGGTCTGCTGGCTTCGCCGATTGGGATCATCGCCGCCGTGGTTGCGGTGGCGGCGGGTTTGATCGTGGCTTACTGGAAGCCGATTTCGGGATTCTTCAGCGGTATCTGGAAAACCATGCAAGGTGCTGCCGAATCGACGTTTTCGGTATTCAGGAGCCTGTTCAACTGGAAGCCGCTTGAGGCGCTGGCCAAGAGTTGGGCGCCGCTTAGCGAATTTTTCGGTTCACTCTGGGATGGCATCAAGGCGGTTGCGGCGCCCGTCATCGACTTCTTCAAGACGCTGTTTTCCTGGCACCCGCTGGTCATTGTTGCCAATAACTGGCAGCCGCTGGTGGGCCTGTTTTCAGCCATCTGGGATTTGCTCCGGGCTTTGGCTGTGCCAGTGATGAGCTTTTTCAAGAAGCTCTTCGACTGGTCGCCGCTGGGCATGGTGCTCAACAACTGGAAGCCACTGGTTGGTTTTTTCTCGGCGACCTGGGATGTGTTGCGTGCACTGGCGGCGCCAGTAGTCGACTTCTTTAAAGGTCTGTTCGACTGGTCGCCGATGGCGCTGGTCAGCGCAGCCTGGGACCCGCTGAGCAATTATTTCTCGGGGTTGTGGCAAACCCTGGAGGTGATGGCTCAACCGGTGGTGGACTTCTTCAAAGGTCTGTTCGACTGGTCGCCGATGGCGCTGGTCAGCGCAGCCTGGGACCCGCTGAGCAATTATTTCTCGGGGTTGTGGCAAACCCTGGAGGTGATGGCTCAACCGGTGGTGGACTTCTTCAAAGGTCTGTTCGACTGGTCGCCAATGGCGCAGGTCAGTGCGGCGTGGCAGCCACTGAGTGAATTCTTCTCGGGCTTGTGGGACTCGCTGACCAGTGTCACGGCCCCGGTCGGGGAACTGTTCAAAACGCTGTTCGACTGGTCACCGATGCAGATGATTACCGAGCACTGGACGCCGATCATCGCGTGGTTCAGTGGGCTGTGGGAAAAGCTCAAGGCGATTATCGAGCCGATCAAGGACCTGTTCGGCGGCAGCTTCAGTGGCTTCATTGCGAAGATCACCGGCAAGGTCGAAGGCTTGGCCGAGGCGCAACAGAAAACCAACGCCGAGGGCAAAGGTGAACTGGCACCAGCGTTTTTCGGTGCCAGTAACGATCAATCGTCGCTGTCGAGCGATTTGCCGAAAGGCTCCAACGCCCTGGTGCAACAAAGCGCCGCCAACAACCGTGCGCAACTGGAAGGCGGCCTGACGGTGCGCTTTGAAAATGCACCGGCCGGCATGCGTACCGATCAACCACAGACCAACCAGCCTGGCCTGGCCGTGACGTCGCAGATTGGCTATCGCTCACTGTCTCTAGGAGGTTCCAATGAGTTGGCGTGATCGTTTGTTGCCGGCGTCGTTTCGCGGCGTCGGATTCTGGGTCGATCAGGCGAAAACCCCGGTCGGCCAGAAAGGTCAGTTGCATGAGTATCCCCAGCGTGATCAGCCGTTCTTCGAGGGCCTTGGCCAACAGGCGAAGATCCACGACCTGACGGCGTTTATCGTCGGACCGGATTGCCTGGAGCAGCGTGACAAACTGCTCAAGGCGCTGGAGGAGGGCGCGGGTGAGCTGGTTCATCCGTGGCTGGGGCGGATGCAGGTCAAGGTCGGCGAATGCGAAATGACCCAGACCCGTCAGGACGGCGGGCTGGTGACGTTCGCCCTGAAGTTCTACCCCGACCAGCCGCTGCAGTTCCCCACCGCTCAGGTCAACACTCGCGAGCAATTGCTGGTGTCGGCCGACAGCTTGTTGGGTTCGATGGTAGGCCGCTTCGAAGATGCCATGAGCCTCATCAAGGCGGCGCGGATCGGCATCAAGGAGCTGCGCGACAGCCTCAAGGACGTCTACGAGGTCATCGAGCACGAGTTCAAGGAGGTAATCGAGACCTACAAGGAGCTCAGTTTGCTGGTCAAGGCGATCAAGGAACTGCCCCGTGAAGTGAGCGCGGAGTTCAAGGGTTTGCTGGGTGACATCAAGGAACTCGGGGACTTCGCGCGTGAGGGTTACCGTGGCGTGCTCGCCAGCGCCTCGCAGCAGGTTGAAGCGGTGAAAAAGATCGACGCTCCCAAGCTCACCACTGGCAAGGACACGGTGGCGGCGGCTCAGGCCATGGCCAATCTGGTGCAGGACGCGTTGTTGGTGAAGCTCGGTTATCAGGTGGCGCGGATGCCGGTGGCGACTCCGGTGGTCAAATTGAACTCCACGCCGTCCCTCGCGCAGCAAGCCGTGCAACCGGTGCAGCGGGTGGACGTGCCGGTGGCCGACGATGTGCTGACCTTGCGCGATGCGCTCAATGAAGCGATCTGGCAAGCCGCGCTCAAGGCGGACGCTGTGCATTATCAAGCGCTCAACGCCATGCGCCAGCAACTGTTCGGCCATCTGACGGCGGTGGCATCCTCCGGTGTGCGGCTGATCACGTTGTCTCCCAATCAGAGCATGCCGGCACTGGTGCTGACCTACAAATACCTGGGGGATGCCACTCGGGTGAGTGAAGTGACGCAACGCAACGGGGTGATCCACTTTGGATTCCTGCCCCCGGGCGGCCTGCAAATCGCCCGGGAGTAGACCATGACCGACCTTGCAAACGCCGTCAGCCTGACCGTTAACGGTCTGGATTATGGCGGCTGGAAAAGCGTGGAAATCAGTGCGGACCTGGAGCGTCAGTTCCGCACCTTCACACTCAACATCACCTGGCAATGGCCGGGGCAAACCCTGGCGGTACCGATCAAGCCCGGTTCGCGTTGCCAAGTGCGAATCGGTTGCGATCTGGTACTCACGGGGCACGTCTACAAGGCACCGGTCAGTTACGACGGCAAGCAGATCAGCCTGAGTATCGAGGGCAGTTCGCTGACCCGGGACCTGGTGGATTGTGCGGCGATCAACCGTCCGAGCCAATGGCAGGAACAAAGCGTGCTGAGCATCGTCCAGGCCCTGGCATCGCCTTATGGCGTGGGGGTCGTCAGCGAGATCGCACAAACCGCCAAGTTGAATAAACACAGCATTGTCCCGGGAGAAACGGTGTTTCAGTCCATCGACCGCTTGCTGACCCTGTACCGGGTGTTCTCCACAGACGATGCCGAAGGCCGTGTGCTGTTGGCGAAACCCGGTAGCGGCGGGCGGGCCAGTGATGTGCTGGAGCTGGGCAAGAACATTCTCTCGGCCAACGCGCCGATGGATTTCAGCCAGGTCTTTTCCGAATACCGGGTGATTGGTCAGCACAAGGGCAGTGACAGCAAAAGCGGTAGTGCTGTGAGCGAAGTGTCGGGTGTGGCGACTGATGCTACGGCCCAACGCAAACGGGTCACGGTGATCAGCGAAAGTGCGCAACTGACGCCAGAACTGGCGCAACAACGCGCCGATTGGGAAAGCGCTACCCGCACTGGCAAGGCCCTGACGACGACCTATCGCGTGCAAGGCTGGCGGCAATCCAACGGCGACTTGTGGCGGCATAACACGCAGGTTCGGGTGATCGACAAGGTGCTGGGTTTTGATCAGGACATGCTGATCTCGAAGGTCACTTACTCGCTCTCTGAGCAGGGCTCCATCACCACCCTGCAAGTGGCGCCGCCGCACACCTTCGACGCCAACCCGGTGCCACCCAAAGCCTGAGTCCACATTCATTCGTAGCAGCTGGCGAAGCCTGCGTTCGGCTGCGAAGCAGTCGTGAATTCAGGCGCTGCGATACTTCAGGTTAATCGTCGATACAGGTTTCACGACTGCTGCGCAGCCGAACGCAGGCTTCGCCAGCTGCTACAGGTGCATCGCCTGCCGGGCCTCACCCGATATTCAAGGAAAACCCAATGAGCCTACTGACACGCCTCTTGGCGCGCGGCACTGTCGTGCTCGCCAATTCGGCTACCAAGCTGCAATCGCTGCAAATGCGCCTGACTGCCGGCGAAGTGAACGACGACATGGAGCACTTCGAACCCTACGGTTTCACCAGCAACCCGCTGGCCGGTGCCGAAGGTATCGCGACCTTTCTCGGCGGAGATCGCTCTCATGCCGTGGTGCTGGTGGTCGCCGATCGCCGCTATCGCCTCAAGGCGCTGGCGCCCGGTGAAGTGGCGATCTACACCGACGAAGGGGACAAGGTCCACTTCAAGCGCGGACGGATCATCGA